TAGTTTTCTTGATTGTAATCTGTTAGGTCATCTTCCCAATATTTTTTAACGTAGTTTTCGCCATCTGCAATAACCTCATTGATTACATTTTCTCTAAAGAAAGGTCTCTTTTTTAGTCCTCTAAGTTCTGATCTAGACATCTTGTGTCTCTCAATAACATACAATGCTTCATCCATATTGTATGCATCAGGATCAGGATAAAAGTTCCAAACAGATACATTGTTGACCTGTGGCACAGTTTTAAATACAGGATTGTAATTGCCTTCGTCATCCCAATTAGGATATTCTTTGTCTAAAGCAAAAGGACCTTTCATAATACCTGTACCAAAAAGAGCCATTTCAAATGCAGTGCTACGTAAATGTTTTGTTGCACTAGATTCTTCTAATTGGTCATGTATCTTTTTTTCCATATTTTTAGCTGCTACCATAGCAGGACTAAATGTTATCGCTGTCGGAGTTTTACCAGCTTCTTCTTTAAGTCCTTCAACATCTTGCAACTTCTCTTGCAAAGGACCAAGCCTTTCAAGTAAACTTTTTTCAGTTGCTCCTTTAGGTAGTTCCATGCCATCACCATTGAAACCATAAGGTGATTCCACATCCATACCACGGATTTCTTCAGGTTCTTTGGGGTCAAAGCTAACATCTTTTGCTACTCCTTCTGGTAATTTTGTCGGGTCAACACTTAATGGAAATTTGTTGTTAGCAAATAACACATCTACTATTTGACCATATGCAGCCAAAGTTTTTGTTTTAGTTATTTTTACAAATACTCTTGACTTTTCTGCCTCTGTAAATTGAACATCAGGTCCATATATTCCTCTGTAGTTTCTGTATGACCTGACCCATCTTAGTTCATCTTCATATCTATAGTCTTCTGACTTTTTAAATCTAGCCATAACATAATCAACAATGTTACTTACATCCATATCTTCAGTAGATGTATTCTCTTCAACATCATCTAATGCTATTGCATCGGTTTCCATTATTTCATTTTCATCTGCCATATTAATATCCAAAGGTTGAATCTGCTACAGGCATACTAGCTTTTGGTCTGCCTACAGGATCATAGTCAAATATGCTAAAACGTGGTCTTGACATTATACCATATCTTAAAGCATCATACAAGTGATCTTCTGAGTTTGTATCAATATCTTCAGGGTTCTTTTTATCTATCGGCAAAGCAGGTATCTGAGATATTAAATTTATACAATTACTAAAAAACACTAATCTAGGCTCTTCTGTGTACTCATCTACTTGTAGTCTTCTATGCACTTCGTTTTTACCTGCAACACGACTTCCTCTACTTCTATCGGATGGTCTCCAACGACAACCTCTAGAAATCATCTGTTCAGCCAAAGAAGGACCAGTATCACCACGTTTATGCCAAAGAGAGCTATCCAAAACCCCATACTTAATATTTCCATCTCCTGCCTCTAATTCTAGAATCATATCAGCTAAATCTGTAGCAAGAACTTTTGATTTATATAACTCTCTGTATACAACTAACTGCTCTGATGGAGATACTGCAAACCAAACAACTCCTGATTTACTTCCATAACCATAGTCACAAGCTCTAAACTTTACCCAATTAGATGGAATCTTAAATGGTTCAATAACGTGAATGTCACGATTAAACTCTGTAAAGGCTGCACCTTCTTTAATATCCCAATCGCCATCTAGTAGCTGTCTTCTTTGTTGTTCAGGTAAAGATAAAAGCATTGCTTCGTAATCACCTGATTGTGATAAATAAGGATTATCCGTTAGTCTAGCAGGAATAAACCTTCTTTGAAATAATGGTTCTCCTGCTTTACTGTGACCTGCAGGATATTTTAATACTTCGTTTGTCTCAATGTTTGTTGCATCAAATGGTCTTCCATAAGGTGCAGGGTCTATAAACATTTTCTTAACCCAATGATGTCCTCTACCTCCGGGGTTTGTTGTTGCTCTCATGAAGATTGGCAAGTCAGGAGCAGTAGAACGTAATCTTGATCTCATATAATCCCAAGCATAAGGAGTAGACCATTGTGTTAATTCGTCAAATCCTATCCAACTAAATGCTAAACCTTGATATCTTAGAACATCATCATCTCGGTCTAGGTAAGACATCCACAGTCTTGCACCTGACGGAGCTACCCACTGCATCTTTCTTTCTGACCACTTTATACCCTTCCAAACTTTGGGATATAATTCTTGAGACTTAAATATAAGTTCTCTTAGTTCCTCTGTGGTATGTCGCAGTAGCAATCCACTAAATGCAGGATGACCCATGTAGCGTAGTGGATCAGCTAACATAGCAAAACTTTTACCACCACCTGCACTGCCACCATAAAGAACTTCTCGTTCAGATGCTGCCAAGAACTCTGTCTGAGGTCCTTCGTTTGGTTTAAAAACTATGTTGTGTTCTTGTTCAGGTATAGATTCTACAGCCTCAACTACAACATTAGATTCTTGCACCTGTTCTTTTTTCTTCAATTTCTTTCGCTTTGAAGATCGCCTTCTCTGCATACTCTGCCCACTTGCGTAGACTTCTAGCTTTGTTCTTACGTTGTTGCTCATTCTGTAGTCTTTTTCTTAATCCAACATGAGATATGTAACGACCTGTTTGCTGTGTCAACCAATTAGCGACCTCTCTATACGAATACTGATTTACATACTTACGAGCTAACTCTAACTTGTCTAGTTCTTGTGATATAGGCTCTAATATGTCTTGATCGCTAGTAGATTGTTTATATCCAAAAGGTATTATTCTAGATATTCTTGGTATCTCAATCCACTCGTTTTCATCTTTCATGTCAGTCGGTTGGGGTAACTTCCAATGTCCTGCACTTCTTATTGTCATTCTTTCACCACTGCTTTTTTAGGTGGCATAATCATAACACCACCTGATGCTTCTACTTGCACTTTTTCAGTTTTAATTAAACCTACTCTGTCTAGTAATTCTTTTGATGCAGATAGTCTATCTCTAATTCCAAGCTGTGTTGGATCGTCAACTCCACTTACCATAGCCACTGCTGCTTTTGGTGCATTGCGACTCATGTAAAGTTGTGTCGCTTCCATAATCTCTTCTTTCATAGATGCAACTATATCTGAGGTAGATGAGTTTTCAGAATATCCTGCAAGTAGTTTTGCCTGTACTGCATCTCCACCTGCTTGATCAAACAATACTTCTAGAAACTTTTTTTGTCTATCTGTTAGTTCTCTTTTTGTCAATGTGGTATTCCTTGTGTTGCAACTCTATCTATAAGACGTTGTGCTCTGTTAGTTGTTTGTTTGTACCAACGGGAGTCTTCCATCTGATTTGCCATTTCTTGATAGTCTCCTGCTTCTACTGCAGCTATCATTTTCTTAAATTTAGATAAACGAGGTTTACCGAGTTGAAATGACATATTAATTAATACGTGTTGTATTTCTTCAGGTAATTTATCAAAAGAATTAAATATACTTTGACAATCTTCTATAGCAACTTGAACGTCATTTACAAACCAATCTTGTACCTGCTGTTCAGGTATAGATGCTCCAACACGTTTTCCATAATAATTTTCATCCCACTCTGTAATTAAATGCCCAATGCCTCCGGTTAAATGCCCTTCTGAGCATCGGTACAATTTATACTCACATCCCTCATCTGCCTCAATTTCTTCTCTTAGTGTGTTTATATTCATCGCCTAATACCTAACTCCATTTGCTGTTTGCGTATTTCTTTTACGTGTTTATGCCAAAAATAATTGCCAATGTTACATATAAAAGATGATAATTTTAAATATATTCTAGCTTTTAACGTCATTAGTTTATCACTGATAATATGGACTTACAGTAGAGTTTGGATCTTCAATACCCTCTACTGCTAAAACTTCAGGTATATAATGCTTTAACATATTTTCTATACCCATTTTTAATGTTTGCGTTGACATGGCACATCCACTACAAGCACCACTTAAAAATATAGTAGCTACACCATCTTTAAAAGATTGTAACTTAACATGACCACCATGCATTTGAACACTAGGCAATATATAATCTTCTATTATTTTATTTATTGCAGATACTGTGTCTTGTGTCATTTCTTTTTTAACATCTTTGCTGCTTGTCCTACACCTTTGATACCAAACGATGCAGATATGGCTATATACAATAGATACTGATACCAATCAGGTAGCGTAGCTAATATCTCAAAGCCTTCTTTTACATAGTCTCTCATTCCCGGTATAAAAACTAATATAGCAGGAGCTAATAACACTACTAAAGCGAACTCGTCTTTCCAACTATCCACAGTAGCATCTGCCATCTTGCCTTCCCACTCCACTTGACCTGTTGCGACTTTCTCTGCAACAGTAGCACGAGCTTTTGCCTCTGCAACTTTAGCTTGTCCATCTGCCTTTGTTTTTTCTATTTTGTTTTGAAACCATGTTCCTGCGAGATTTGCTATTGGTCCTATTAGTGCTTGTATCATTTGCTATCTTCTCTTTTATTCTTTCCTGTTTTAACTTTTCTTTTAACTTAGCTGAATCTACGAAATCTTGATGTTTTCTTTGCAATCTTGCTGGGTTGTTTAGAAAATTGTTTACCTTTTCTAGACGCTTTGCGTTTAGCAGCCGTAGAGGCGGCGTATTCAGAGGCAGATAGAGCTTTAATTGCTTTTTCAGGTAAATAACGCTCACCCGTTGCTTTTGACCCTTGTGTACTAGGTTTACCTGATCTAGTTCGCCATTTCTGTTTACCCCAAGCCTTTAAGCTCCTTTGTGATTTTGCGAGTGCCATTATATTTTACCCATCCATTTTGCTAGTAGCCATGCTAATATTCCTGCAAAAAATAATATAAAGATAAACGCTATTCCATATCCTGCGTATTCTATTAATTCTTGTCTACGCTTCTCTGCCATCTTTTCTGCATAACGTCTAGACTTTCTAGCCTCTGCCTGAAATCTTTGCCAATCTTGCCAAAGTCCGGGTCTTCCTAGATAGATCATTATTTTTTTGAGTTCTTCTTCTTTCTCTCTTATCTGCTCAAGAGCCATGAACTCTTCTAAGTCTCCACCACCACCACTAGCTTTTTTCTTGTTTGCTTTCTTTTCTAATTGCTCTTTTGAGAATACGAAATCTGATATCTGTTTTACACAACCTGAAAGTTCTTTTCCATTGGATACAAAATTTTTTATTATTCCAAAAGCTGCATTTGCTGCGGCAAGTTCTGCTAACATCATCTTTTCCTTTTTGGCTTACAATATGCAGTTATACGTAAAGTAGGTCCTTCCTTTTGTGGTATCGGTGGTTGTCTATGTAGTCTTTGTGCAAAATATAAACATCTATCTATGTCTTGGAAAGTTTGTGTTTGGTCTATTACTCTTAATCCCATCATAAACACTAACACAAACTCAATCATACAG